GTTGACCAGGGCCACGTCCCAATAGGCGCGGTCCCAGGAATTGAAGTCGTAGAACAGCCCCGCCCCGTAGACCTGGCGGAAGGCGTTGATGTTGGTCGTGCTCACCCCGGCAGAGTTGGGGTCAGAGTCATCGAACTCCCCGGCCACCGCGATCTCGAAGGCGCTCTCGGCTTCGATCTGCACTTCGGCGTGCCGGTATTGCTTCAGCGTCAACGGGCTGCGCTGGTTTTGGCTGCTCAGTCTCAGGCCAGCCTCGACCTCCAGGCCGTCGAACGAACGGCCCACGTCGGCCTCGTACACCATGCCGTTGAAGCCGCCGTAGAACACCCGGTAGAAGCCGTCGATCTCGCCGCCCACTGCGCACTCGATAACCATGCCGTAGTCGCAAGGCATCCACTCAAACCGCTTGCCGGTGAATGTGGCGCTGATGAACAGCCCATCGCTGAAGAAACAACGGTAGCGGCTCTTGTTGCGCACCAGCACGCTGCACTTGACGGATGCGTTGCGCACCAGCGGGTCGATGTTGCGAGACACCGACTCGTACTCGAAGTTGCCGAAACTCTGCGTGGGCTTGAATCGGTTGAAGCCGTCACGGTCAAACGTCATGTGAACCCCGGCGATCTCCTGCGCGGCGTTTGCTTGACCACCGGCCTGGTCGCTGATCTTCTTGAAGTCCCACGGTTGAGATCCGCCGACGGCCGTGCCGTAGAGCACGAACACACTGTCGCGGCAGATCACCATCAGGGCAGCAGATGACTCTGATCCGCTGACCACCAACAAGCCGGTGCCCACGTCACCCGTGCCCAGCTCGGCCGCACCGGTCACTGCGCTCCACTGGTACGGGTCGCCGATGGATGAATGCTGCAAACTTCCCCGGTACAGGTAGAACAGGTGGTTCTTGTGGGCGATGACCTGAGTGGCACGCACAGCCCCCATGCCGGTGGTGATGGGAACAAGCACCGTGCCGTCGAACTCGAATTCGGCGTTCACCCCGTCGCAGCAGTACAGGCGTTCGCGGTTCAGGCTGGCCGTGAAGTTGAAAGCGAAGGTCTGCACCCGGCCGCCGTCCAACACGCTGATCACCGCGGCCGCGCCGGCCAGCACACAAGCCCCGCCGCCAGTCGCTGCGCCGGCAGCAAACACCCCAGCCACCGGATCGATGATCAGCCGGCCAGCAGCCGTGCCGGCTACGAAGTTGCCCGACTCCAGCACCACGCGCTTGACGGTAGCGGTGTTGGCCCCTTGAACCAAAGCCGAGCCTTCGGCGTACACCGCAGAACCCCCAGTGAATCCGACCTGGCTGAATAGAGGCACGACGGTCCAGCCGGTGGCGCCTTGCTTGTACGTGATGAGGTTACCGCCCGACCCGCGCCAACAGTAGACGACGCTGTTCAAGATCGCCACACCGCGTATCAGGTCCGCACCGGCCGGCGCCACGATGTCGGTGCGGTAGTGGTTGGCCGCCGCTTCGCTGATCACGTTGTCCAGAAACCCGTCAATCACCGGTTGCGTTTCGGTCACGGTTCCACGGGCGGTTACGCCTTCACGGATAACCTCGTTGACAAACGGCCCGCCGACGATCTTGGTCACGCCGATGCGAGTGGCGGTCACGTAGATCACCACGCCCGTGGTGCCCGATGTCAGGCCGTTGACGGCATCGCCAACCACAAGGCCGGTGAAGCCGGCTGTGGCCTCCAACAGGGTGTAGATGGCGGCGTGCGGTGAGGGTCTTCCACTGAAACGCTCGAAGCCGCCCAGGCGCCTGTAGCCCCCACCGAACTCGGCCTCGTAGTTCGTTGCGAAACGCGCCGTCCCGGACTGGGCCTGTCCCGGGGGCGAAGTCAGGTCGAGCCCACCGCCGAATGCCGAGGCATCGACTTGGACGGAGACCTGTGGCAGTTCGCGTGCAGCCATGATCAAGCCAGAGGCCGAGCCCCGATGGTCATCTTCGGGCCTTGGTCGGTCCACAGGTCGTCGTACAGTTGATCGCACTCGTCACGCGCACGGCTGTAGACCTCGGGCGCGGCATCGAACGCGGCAAGGTTCTTCAGGGCCTCCCACGCAATGACCATGTGGTAGTCGTCAGGCATGCCCGGGATGTCGGCATCCAGCGCCAGCGGTAGCGCCTTGGTGCGGTAGTCGAACCGCACATGATGGATGGCGTTCGGAGTAGGCCCCAGCAACAGCAGGTTGTCGGGGCTCACAGACCAAAAGGTGGGCGACGCTGAAGCGTGCGTGCCGACGATGAAGCGGTCGCGGAACACGTCGTAGGGCAGCCACGTCAGGCGCCACTCGTTGGCCGGCACCGCGGGCAGGAGCGCAGAAACGGTGTAGTCGTCGCTGACATTCCGAAAGCCACGAAAGTCGGTCAGCGCCAGGGTGTTGCCAGGCTGCACCAGCATTTGTGCGATCAAGGCGGGGTCGTGGTCCATCCGCGCGGCGGTGATCGACATCAGCACGCGCTTGCGCATCCAGCGCCAGTGCTCGGTGCGGCGTTGAATCTTCTCCCACGCCGTCGAGACCCAGTTGCAGATGCGCAGGTCGTCGCCGACGGCGCCCACCACGGTAGCCAGGTTGCCGCCAGATCGGCCCGACTCCAGCTTCGTGCGGTTGACCAAGCCCAGGTAGTTCACGGCTCGATCAGAGCGCCGCGATCACGGTGTACGGGAATCGCTTGCGGTCGATCGTGACGGTCTTGTTGCGGTCGAACTCGTCAACCTCGTCCACGCCGATCACGGCCGCGTCCAGGCGAGTCAGCACCGACTTGGGCACGTCCACATCACGGCCCCGCTGGATGCGGAAATCGCCCTCTTCGCACCCGCCCATGAAGACGTGGCGCTCTTCGTTGTCGTTGCCCAGGCTGATGTTGATGGTGAACCATCCCTTCTTTCGGGCGGCGTCAATCGGCGGTTTGCGGATTTCGGACATGCGTGCTCTCCAGTGCAAAGAAAGGGGCCGAAGCCCCTGCCCGTGAGGGACTTAGAACGTGGTGGCCACCGGCACGAGGCCGACGTTGATGAACGTCGCCACGCCGGTCAGTGCAGTCGTGCCGGCAAGAAACACCGCCGTGCCAGAGACCACCTTCATCACCGCAAACGCCGTGAAGCCGAGCGGAATGTCGGGGATCACCGACTTGCCCACGGCATAACCGCCGCTGCCGATCGCCAAGCCGTCGAAGCCGCCCTGCACGACCTTGACGGTTCCTGCTGCGTTGGCGCCGATGACGTAGTAGCAGGTCGTGCCGACGGGCTGCTGGACGAAGCCCGTTGAGCCCGTGGGCTGTACGTAGTCCACCTGCGATGCCGGAAGGTCAGCCGCCACCAGCGCGGCCAGAGCCGTGTTGGTCTGGGCTGCGATGTTGCGCATCACGCCGGCAACCGTGATCGCTCCTGCGCCCGTGGTGGTAAATGCTGTGGCCGTGGCGCCAATAACGGCCAGGCCGTTGAAGAGGCATTGATTGGCCATCTGCCGCTCGGCGGCGGTCCTGATATGTGCTGCTGTTGCCATGATTGATGTCCTTGAAAATGGTTGAAGAAGGGCTCGCGTTGAGCCCGTTCAGGTTGCTTACTGCGTCACTCCGCATTCCAAACGTACCATCCAGGCGTCATTCAAAATACACGCCGTGGCGTACATCTTGAAGCCCACATGGCCGCGCTGACCGAGCACGTCGGAGTCGCTGGGCTTGGGGTTCACCACGATGGGCGTGACCGCGTTGCTGCCCGCCAGGCTGACGGTGGCGTAGGCGTCTGCCCCGACGATGATGATCGGGTAAACGTCGGCCAGGCCGGTGCCAGAGCCGCCGTTGGTCAGCAGCGTGGAACCGCTGGCACCAGCCACCAGGAACGGCGCGTAGAGCGTCGATGCCAGGAAGCGGATGTCACGGTAGCTGCCGATCTCGTTGGGCAGCAGCGGCATGCCGTTGCCGTACTCGCTCGGAGTGCGGAACGCCTTTGCACCGCCGGTTTCGGTCAGCGATTCCAGATCCACCTGCAGGTCCGGGTGGCAGAAGGCGATGTAGGACGGGCGGATCGGCGCGGTGCCAACCTTGTCGGTGCCCGCCAGGATGCGGGTGATCGGCTTGGCGTTCTGGCGCTTCAGTTGCCGGATGGCCCGGTTCAGGGCCAGCGTGGTGACGGCACTGGCCACTGTGCCGCGGGTCGTTGCAGCGCCAGCGTACAGCAGGTTGGTGCCGCCGCGGATGGCGTTGTAGCAGACGAGTTCGGCGGTTTGCCCGGCCATCTCACCCAGCACTTCGGCGTACTCGGTCAACACCGGGTCTTCGTGGGTGTCGGCGATCACGTCGCTGATCTGCACGCGGCGACCGAACTGCTGCAGGGTGGCCTGTACGTCGGTCGGCACGATGCTGTCGGGTGCAGGCGTAACGCCTTCAACCAGCGGCGTCAGGCTCGGCGCGAAGCCGTTGTAGCGGCGGAACCGGATGATGTTGGTCTTGTTCTTCGGAATCGGCTGTTGCTGGCCGAAACGCGACATGCACATCATGGGCAGCGCGCGTTCGAGAAGTTTGCTGGCTGCGAAAGCCGCAGTGCGGGGGGTCATATCACCATAAACGTTCGACATGATTC